TCTCTGTTCCTCTGCCACCTTCTCGTCTAGGTAACCAAAAGTCTTCGAGAAGTGATTGGTGTTTCCTGTCATCGCGAATTTCGCCAGTCTTAGCATCATACACAAGCTTGTTTCGATATCTTGCCATGATGTCTTTCATGTATTGTTCAGACTTACCACGTGGCAAGTTACCTACATCAATGTAAAAGATTCTACGTTCAGGAGCTCGAGCTAATCTGTAGATAACTAAAGCATCTTCCATCATACGCAATTGGTTGATTGGCTTCAACGCTTTGTGCATATGAGAAATAATTTTCTTACGATCTTCTGTCAATAAGCCTGAAGTAACATATGACACTGAGTCATTCGTCATCTTAATTCCACTAGTAGAACTACCTGGTTTTTCCTGATAGATAAAAAACTCTTCAGTCTTTTCTACAATCTTTGCACCTGTAACAGGATCTTTTTTATACTTAACCTTTTTAACCTTACGCATTTTAGCAGCGTCGATAGGACGTATCTCTTGGATACCTTCCTTAGGATTATCGTTATTAAGTACTAAGTGATGATATAAACGGCCATCAACATACCAACGACGAAAAATATCGTGGCCAAGTTCTTTAAAGTTTAACATACCATAGATGTAGTCAAACTCTTCTTTAATTAGTTTTTTAATTTTATCTGGTACTTGAACATCGTCTAAGTTAATATCTAAGGTTTGCTCTAGTTCACTACCAGTAATAGATTCATTTACAATATCTTCAATAGCATTGTCAACCTCAGGATGCATTGCATTGCCACGATATTTCATAATTAATTGATAGTTATCCTTAGAGTCGTCTCCGTCTAAATTTAAATATTGTCCGTAATGTGTACCAGAAGCTGTGGCATAACTACCACCTTCGTCGTCCCGCGGAGGAACGATAGATGGTCGTTTCTCTTCATCTTTATTTTTAGCTCTTTTGATTTCAAAACCAAAAAGCTTTAAACCATCATTTTCTGCCATGTCAGTCCTCTGTTAAAATAGAAAGGCCGAACCTCTCCGGCCTTTCCTACTATTTATTTAAGTTGTAGTATTGGATTCCCAGTACTGGTAAGCCCATGTACATGTGAATCTTTCGATATTATCATTGTCACCGAATGACAATGCAATAGGTGAAAGATCTTGTGGGTATGATCCGCGGAAGTTATATGTCTTAATGATATCACCTTCACGGTCCAATTGTTCAACTTTTAAATCAGCTTCATAAGCTACTGGTACAGCCAACCCTGTATTTTCATTGTGGTTGTTTATACCATTCATCCAACGCTCTAGAGCATCGCGAATTGCGAAGTCTGTGTCATTAATGATTGTTGTTGTCCATTCAGCAAATGTACGATCACCGGCCATTTTTAACTGGCGACCTCTAAATGGTACTACAATCTGACCAAAGGTTGAACCTGGAAGCTCAGCAGCTTCTACTAAGAATGATGTTAGTTCAGGGTTACCATCCGCAAATCCTGGATAGTTAATTGTTACCTGGAACAGATTAGGACGAGCGCCCCCACCTCTTAGTTTTGCTTTAAAATCGTCTACTCCTAATATTGCCATTGTCTACCTCCTTACACCGTGCCTACGACTTCTTCGAAGTCAACACCGGTTCGAACAGCAACAAAGTTAAGAGTGACATAGTTGATTGAACGAGCTGGCTTAATAAAGATATTAGCTATAAACTCATTTCTGTCAACCACAGCCGCTGTATTGTTGGTTTCATCACAGACAACTCTAAAGTCTGTAATACCCCTTCGACCTTTTACTTCTCTAAGTACTGGTTCTACAATGTTGACAAATTCTGCTCGAGTAAACTCATCGTTAAACTCAAACATAACCTGTTCAGCTGCTTTACCGATAGCACGTTCTAAGACTAAGAATAGCCTTCGTACGTTAATCCTATCGAATGCAGATGGACGACCTAGTTTTGTTTTGTCACCAAACAGTAAGACACCTTGACCTGGAATATTTGCAATCGGGTTTACACCTGCTTTATATAGTGTATCCCTTTGTGCTTTTGTTGGAGACCAACTGATTGCAGTGATTCCTAAGTATTGACCTCGTCGGGCACCAGCTGGTGAGAACCATGGAGCTCGATTGAGATCTGTCGCAGCCATAATACCAGCGGTTGATGATGCTGCTGGAATTTGAATGTACTGATCATTATACTTATCGTATACCTTGATAAAGTTACCATCGGCAACTAAGTATGATGAGTTAGTCATTGCGGCTGATGTTGTCGTAATGTTTGATGTAATTGTTGCAGTGTTAGTCAAGTTAATTACATCTGATCTTGCAGGCGATGCTGTAACAACACAATCCTTACGTAAGTTTTCTGCTGTTGCTATTAGATCGTTAACTACAGTTGCTTGATCAGTTCGCGATGTCATTGAAGGTGCAATTAAGAAATCAACTTCTGTGATATCTTTGTCTTCAAATAAATCGTAACCTTGCAAGTATTCGCTTGTACCTAATACGCCTGAATTAGCACCTTTAGCAAAGGTGTGGTTAGTTGCTGACGTTAGACCTGGATCAAAGTTATCTCCAGAATCAACTGTTCCGTTACCGCTTACAGCGCTGTAATCAGAATCAAACGCTACCCAATGGACATAGTCTGATCTTCCGTTTACAACATCTTTAGCGTAGTTAGTTGTTCCGTCAGTATTTTTTGCATCTGATGCAACTGAAACAAATGGGTAACGCTCTAGGATTGTTCCCTTTGTTCCTGTAAGTTCTCCGCCATTGTCTACGACTACAACGTGAATTTCATCATTGGTTGCTGCTCTTGTTGATGCATAGTTAGATGTGCCTGGTGCGGCATCGAATTCATCTTTATAAGACCATGCATTAAATGCACTATCATTAGGTGGACAAATAGAAACTCGTAGTGAGTTACCTAGTTCACCAGGATATCGTGCAATAAGTGTATGTGAATCGGAATCCAAGGCTGCTTCCTGTGCAGCAAAGTCATCTGCATTCTTTACCAATTCCATAGGTAAGGTACCGTCATTATCTGTTCCGAGCTGGCCAATAGTAGACCGAGCATTCTTAGCAGAAGATGTTACCTCACGTACAACTTGTAAAGAACCAGAGTAACGTAAGAAATAAGAAGCGCTATGGAAGTCGATGGTATTTGCTGAGTCTGGTGAAGCAAACGTTGATACTAACGATGTCTCGTTATCAATATCTACACGTTGTTCAGCAGGCCCCCAGCGAAAGTTCCCAACAATTGCGCCAGTAGTTGACTGAACGTTTGGAACGCCACCAGTCAGATCTATTTCTTTGACGACAACCGCTGGAGAAGCAGACGGTGTTGAAAGTGCCATGTTATCTTCCTCTATTAAAAATTATATGTCCCATAATACGATTAGTCAATTGTACTATTATTTATAATATTATATGTTTACAGTGGCAGATCATCAGGGTCCCACACAAACCGTTCTGTATCAGCCTCTCGTATCTTCCAAGGATCATCCTGATTCTCAATTACTGCAATTGCAGCAGATCCGTCATCTATAAATCCAAATGGAACTACATCGTTTTCTATGTCTTTCATCTTTTGTTCAAACATCATTTGTTTTAAGTTAATGTCTGTCATATCTGCAAAAAATTGTGTGGATACAAAATAACCAAACATAACTAAGTTCATCATTAAATCATCATTGTTTCCGTCAGATGCTTCATAAGATTGGCCTTTAGCTTCAAACGTAGATATTTCTAAAATAGTTTGCTCATCTACAATATTAAGTTTATTATTCTCCAATATATCTTTTATTGCAGAACAACCTAACCTTTTTGTTTTTCTATTGATTTCAATTCCTATAGCATTTGCTTTTACAGAAGATTCAACATGTACATTTTCATATTCTAAATCATGATACAATCCATTACAAACTACGCCACCTTGATCATTTGATTCTATTACTACATAAGCTTCATTGTAGGGTTTAGCGTATTTATAAATAATGTTTGGGAAGAGAATTGGAGAGATAGTGTTGTTGCGATATACAGCAACCTGTTTAAACGGGCGAACGCTAATATCGATCAGAGTAAATGTAGAATAGTCCTGGCCTCTTCCCTTCGAAACATCGACAGTCATGATATAATCATGATCTTTTATTGGTTCTTCATAAACTTTTAAGTTTCCACCTTCCATATACTTTATGGCAGGCTTAGCTCTTAGTCCTAATAAAGTTTCAGCATTTATTAAAGTATCTCCTGTACCAAAGAATGTATTACCAAACTCTTGGTCGAATTGCAACTGACTAGTATTAGCTACAGTTTGTGTCTTCCATTCTTCATCTCTGCCTGGTACATCCCACCAATCGACACGGAATGATTGAAACTCATTAATTCCTTGTACTGATCCTTCCCATATTTTATGGAATTGATTACCGATACCATTTGCGGTTGAAGTAATTATAACCTTTGTATCTTTACCAGCAGATACAACAGGATATGTAGATGTATAAAATTCTGCAGCACGTTCTACGAAAGCAAACTCATCGAGATATAGAAGGTTGACAGACATACCACGAATGGAACTCCCACTAGTAGCAGCGGCAAGAATACGCGAATTGTTAGAAAATTCCAAAGATCCCTTA